TTATCGCTCTTCCCGCATGGCGTCAAACATATCCTTGATTTCGTCGATGCTGTACCCCTGGGACCGCATCTGCCGGGCAAAGGTCAGGTAATCCATGCCGCCCGCGGTGCCCGAAGCGGAGGACCCGCCGCTGGAGCCCGAACCGCTCTTGCTGCCCGAGCCGGAACTGCCCGAGCTGCCCGAACCCGAGGCCTTGGAGGCCGCCCGCATGCTGGCGGCGGCCGCCTCCTGCTGGGCCTGGGTGCGCTTGAGCTCCCATTCACCCTGGGCGATGGCCAGCTTCTGGCTGGTGACGTCGTTGTCAAACTGCTGCTGGGCCAGGGCATCCTGATACTTCTGGGCGGCGGTCTGGTCCTCGTAGGACTGCTGGGCCAGACTGTCCTGACGGAGCTGTTCCTGCATCTGCTGGTTCCATGCCGCGTCGGCCCGGTCGGCCTCGTAGTCCCGGCTGTCGGCGTACATGCTGTAGCCCGCCTGGGCCAGATTGCTGAACAGGGAACCCAGGCCGGTGGTGCCGCTGATGGCCAGCTGGGCCACGTTGCCCAGCAGACCCAGCACGCTCATGACGTTGTTGAAGGTCTGCTGGCGGCGGCTGGCCTCCGCCTCTTCCTCCTGGGTGTAGTAGCCGTACAGGTCGTTCAGGTTGGCCAGGTAGTTGGTGTACTGGGCGTAGTCCTGGGCATAGGCGCTCTCGTAGGCGTCCTGCTTCTGTTCCAGCTGGGTGTAATAGTCGTCCAGCTGACGGTAGTACAGATCCTGGGCGTTCTGCTCCTGGGTGTTCAGGGCGCTGATCTGATTCATCAGCATATCCCCTTCGCTGGTGTAGCTGTCCAGGGCCAGATTGTACAGGGTGGGGATCACGCTGTTCAGCCCGTTCATCTGCTGCTGATAGGCCTGCTGGGCCGCGCTGGTGGCGTAGCTGGAACCATAGCCGCCGGTCAGGGAGGCGGCCTGGGCGGCCGCGTCGGTGCTGGCGTTGTGGGCGTTCTGGCGGTAGGTCTGGGCGTACTGCCGGTACAGCGGGTCGGAGGCGTAGTTATAGGAGAAACTCTCCTGGGACATGGCCTTGTCCAGCAGACTGTTGATCTGGTCCTGGTACTGGCTCTGGTAGGCGCCGGGCCGGCTGGCCTGCCACTGTTCCAGGGCGCTGGCCGCGTTGTTCACCGCCTCCCCTGGCTTGTACTGGGCCGAGGCCAGCGCCTGCTGCACGTCGCTTTTGCTGTTGAGGCCCTGGGTGCTGTAGGGGTCATTTTTGCGATTGGTTGCCATCTGGCTCCCCCTTTCTCACTGCCCGTTCCCCTGGAGCTGGCTTCGCAGCCCCTCCGAGAGGTTGTCGGTGTCGATATTGGTCAAAACATACTGTAACTGTTCCTGCATCTGATAGAGGTAGTTGCGGATCACCCGCGCATCCTCCGGGTTCATGCTGTCGCTCAGCCGGGGCAGGCCCAGCTTGCTCAGCCCTGCAATGCTTGCCATAGGCTAAAAGCTCCTTTCGTTTACAGTCCGCCCCGGGCGGCGGCCATGGTGCGGCTGACGCTGCGAAGGGTCAGCTGTCCGGTGCCGGTCAGCTGAAGGCGGAGGGTGTCGTGGCGGCGGGGAACCAGGGGGATGCACAGCTTTTCCTTTTCATCCCGGGTGCGGGCGGCGGCCAGCTTTTCCCAGGGTCCGCCGTCGCAGCTGGCCCACACTTCCAGCCAGGTCCCCGGCTGGGCGTCCAGCCGCAGGGTCAGCCGGGAGAGGTACTTGTCCTCGCCGTCGTCCAGGCCGATGTCCCCCGTCACCATCTGGAAGGGGATGCCGGTTTCCGCCTGACCCTCCCCTTCGGCGGTCATGACGGCATCCTCGTCCCGGGCCGGGCCCGCCGCCCAGAGGGTCGCGCCGTCCCAGAGATAGAGCTGCCGCCCGCTGGACATCATGTCCAGGGTGCCGGACGCCCCGGGGTCCTCCTGATGCCACAGGCCCCGCTCGGTGTCGTACACCAGCAGCCGGCCTCCCTGGTCGGTGCCCAGCCAGAGGTAATACCGCCCGTCCAGCCATCCGCCGGCGGCCTGCCGGACGGCGGCCAGACCCTCCGGGTCCAGCACGCCGGATACCTTCACCGGCAGACTGCCGTCCCAGGCCATCACCCCCTCGGGGGAGAGATAGTACAGGGTCTCGTTGATGACGCAGAGGCTCCCGGCGGCGTTCTTGGCCACGCCGCGGCACCGCAGGGAACTGAGCTGAAAGTCGGAGGGCTTGGTGCCGCAGAGCTTGTGGAGGGTGTTCTCCTTGAAAAACAGCACATACCCCATGCAGGTGGCCGCGCCGGTAAACCGTCCGTCGCTGCCCACCGTCACCGCATAGCTGTCGGCGGCGGTGTTCCGGTAGGAGAACCAGTTGGTGGGGTCTCCCAGCTTGCAGGAGTAGATCACATTTTCCCCGCTGGAACAGCCCCAGACCCGGTTGTCGCACTCGGTCAGATAGTCCATGTCGGGCACCCGGCGGGTGCACTGGATGGGGCTTTCCACCGTATAGGACAGGGTGTTTTTGCCGTCCAGGCTGGTCCATGTGGCCTCTTTGCCGGTCTGCAGCACCCGCCCGTAGAAGTGTTCGCCTCCCGGCGTCACCTGGACCATCAGCCAGTCATCGCTGACGTCGTAGAGGATTTTCTCCCCGTCCAGGTCATCGCACACCCCGGCGGCCGAGGCGGCGGTGCCCTCCACCGTGACGGTGTCCCACACCGCAAAGTTTTTTCCGATCCCCTCGGCGTTGATCCGGCAGTAGTCCAGGGTCACCGAAGTCCACCGCTCCAGCGAGCTGCTGTAGACTTCCAGCACCCCGTCGGCGTTCCAGGGGCTGGACTGGCTCACCACTTTCAGGAACACCTCCCCGTCCTCGGGGCTTTCGGGCTCGGCCAGCCCCCAGCTCTGGACGGTGTAGGTGTTGCCCTCGGCGTCGCAGGGGGTCATCTCGATGGAGGCGCCCCCGCCGCCCCAGGAAGCCCCCAGGGGCTTGAGGGTGCCGTCGGCGGTGTCAAAGGTTTTCTTGTCGGGGAAAATCAGCACCTGGGTGCCGATGCCCACCAGAATCTTTTTCCCCTCCTCCAGCACGCCGCTGAGGTTCACCGGCTCGTCCCCGCTGTCGGGGGTGTAGGTCAGCCCACCCTTGCGGATGAGGAGAAAGCCGTTCAGATGGTACATCCCGTCCACGCTGTCCAGCTCCCGCAGCCGGCGGCGGGGGGTCCGTGTGGACAGGGCCGGGAAATCCCGGCTGGAAAAATTCTTCCCCGCCGCATACTCTGCCTCGGTGCAGCCGAAGGTCTCGTTCAGGCCCCCGAACACCCGCATCTGCTGGCGGCTGTTTTTGAGGGAGGGCAGTTCAGGCAGATACATACCGCTCCCCCCTTTACCACCGCACCGAGCGGGGCGCAGGCCGGAAACTGCGCCGCAGCCAGACCGCAAACTCGCCCAGCACCGCATTGCAGCGGGACATCTCGCCGCTGTAGCGGTCGTTTTCCCCCAGGGCTGCGTCCACCATGGCGGACAGATAGTGGGGGTACATCCCGTCAAAGGGGAACGGAACCAGCAGTTCCGCGCTGTCCGCCAGCCCGTCGGTCCAGAGCAGGTCTGCCCCCACCCCGTCGAATCCGTCTGCGCCGGCGGGTTCCAAAAGCCGGGTGCGGATTTCCCCGTCCTCCCTGCGCAGCCATTCCTTCATGGTTTCTTCGCCGATCTCACAGCCCGGGCGCAGCGCCCTGGCCTGGTTGATGGCCTCGCCTGCCGTCATCTGCAAGCCTCCTTTCTTTGAAAAAGAGCCCGGCACACCGGTCTGTGGCTGTGCCGGGCTGATTCAGTTTACTTTCCTGCCGCGTCCTCGGCCGCCGCAATGCGGGCGGCGGTCAGATCGTCCTGGCGCTGGCTGTGTTCCAGCACCTCGGCCACCGCCCGGGGCACCTCCACTTCCACGCCCCGGCGAATCTTGTAGTTGACGCCGTTGACGCTGACGAACAGGTCGCCCTTGTAGCGGCCGTTGTCCTTAAACAGGCGGATGCGGACCTTATCCTCTGCCATAGGTCATTTCTCCTTTCTGCCGTTCTGGCTCAGTTGGCGGCTGCCGAAGCCGAATAGCTGGACAGGCTCTCGATGCGGACCATGTACTGTTCCACCAGACGCTCGGCGGCGCGCATGCCCTTCCAGCCCACCGAAGCGCGCTGGTTCAGGGGATCGTCACCATAGCCCAGCTGCTTGACGATGTGCTCCAGGCCGCCGCCCTCCAGCTCGGTGACGCCGTAGGCGTGGGCGCCCAGCACCAGGGTGCCGAACACGGCGTAATGGTCGCCGCCGTTGGCGGGGCAGGTCTCGTCCTTCCAGATCTTGGCCTCGCTGGTCTCAATGAAGCGGATGTTGCCCAGCTTACCGATCTCGCCGCGGTACATGGCCTCGGGGTCAGCGTACTTGTGGACCTCGATCCACTCTTTGCTGGTCTTGAGGTCGTAGGCGGCGTAGGGATGGATGATGGCCACATAGCTGTCGCCCAGGGTGTCGGCGTTCATGGCGCCCAGCTGGGCGGCTGCCTGGAAGAACAGCTTGGGGGTCAGCTTGCAGTCCAGGGTCAGAGCGGAACGGCTGCTGACGGGGGTCTCGGTGCCGTCCTCGGCCACCTTGGGTGCATAGATGACGTTGGTGCCGCCGGCCAGAACGTCACGGGTCAGGGTGTCCAGGGTGCGGCCCGCCTGGCTGGCCAGAATGCGGGTGGCCTGCACCACGTTGTTGTCGATGGCGGTCATCTGCAGCACGTCGGTCAGAGGGGTCCAGCCGCCGTACTGGTGCAGATCGCTCTTGATGGTGGAGACGGTCAGGCTCTGGCCGTCGGGGGTGACGCCCTCGGTCAGAGGGGTGGTAGCCTTGGGCAGGCTGTCATACTTGCGGAACTCGATGGTCTTGCCGCCGCCCACCGGCATGGGGTAGTAGTCGGCGAACTGGTCGTGGACCAGCCGGGGCTCGGCCTGGTCGATCAGACGCTTCTCATAGAAGGTCTTCATCTCGGCGGTCATGCCCGAGGCGGAGGTGGTGTTCTGCAGCTGGCTGGATGCGTCGGCAAAGAACTGCAGGTCAAAGGGGATTTCGTTCTGATTCATAAAGTCGTCCTTTCTTTATCGTGCCATGCCGGCCGAAGCCGGCGCGTATCCTGAAACTTACAGCCGGATCTTGGCCCCGTGGAGAGCTTCCCGCTCGATGGCCTCCCGCTGGGCCCGGCTCATCCGGCTCACGTCGGGGGCGGTGGTGACGGCGGCCTTGCTGTGGATGCCGTTTTCGGCGGGGCGTGCGCCCCGCTCCTGGACCCGGTTCACCACCCCCTGTTCCACGGTGCGGGCGGTGCCGGCCATCAGCTGGTCATAAAAGGCCGCATGGTAGGCCTCCTGCATCCGCATCCCGGGCATCCGCATCATCCGGCGCATGGCGGGGCTTTTCAGCGCCTCACGGAACGAGAACTTGGGGTCGCCCCGGCGCAGCTCGGCCTCCTCCCGGGCCCACTGGCGGTGAAGCGCCCGGATGAACCGGCCCACCTCGCCAATGCCCATCATAGGCTCCCGGCGGGGCTGTTCCTGGGGCCGCAGAGGGGCTGCGTCCTTGGGCTGGGCCGGGGGTTCCTGGGTTTCCTCCGCCTTTTTGCGGCGGCCCATGGTCCCCTCCGCCATGGCCTGGCGCTGCTGCTCCCGGCTGAGGGCGGGGCCCTTTTTGTCCTTCTTGGCAAAGAGCTGCAGGTCGATCATCCCCTCCTCTCCCCGGCTGCTGGTGTCGGCAAACCGCAGGTTGTCGGGGTACCGCTCGGCCAGCAGGGCAAAGCCCGCCTTGGCCAAGTCAAACCCGCCGGCCATCCGCTGATTTTCCCGGGCGTCGGGGCCGGGCTGGGCGGTAATCACCACCCGGGGACCCTCGGGGCCGTCGGACGCGGTACAGGCGGCCTGCTCGGCCTCCGCCGTCATCCAGACCAGGGCCTGCGTCAGAATGCTGGCCCCGGCGCAGACAATGTCCTGGCCTGCGGGGGCGTAGCCGGCGTGCCCCTTGACCTCCAGCCGCCGGGTCACCCCGGCGGGGCCGTCCAGCTCGCTGTAAATTGCTTGGATCATCCGTTGTTACCTCCTTGTGTTGGTGTTCATGGCCCGGGCTGCGGCGGCTGTGGGGCTGGGGCTCTGGGCCGCCTTGACCGTCCGGGTGCCGGCGGCCTTCTGCCGTCCGGCCGACCGGACCATTCCGGCGGCCTGGGTCAGCCGGGCCAGCTGCTGCTGGGCCATCTGCAGCTGACGGGCCATGGTGCCGTTCTGCCGCACCCGCTGGCGGACTTTCTCGATCCCTTCAAAGTCCATCATTTCCAGGGCGGCCAGAGCGGCGTCGGCGTTGGCCGGGTTGAAGAAGCCCAGCTGGTAGCATTCCTTGGCGGTCTCGTTCTGGGTCAGGCGGCTGAAGGTGGACTTTTTGGCCGCCGAGATGGTGATGTCAAACACCGGCTCCCGGCTGCCCAGCTCCACGCCGCCCACGCTGGCGGCCGGCACGGCCCGCAGCGCTGCGCCGCTGAACGGGACAAAGACGTTCTGTCCCTTCTCCCCCGTAATGCGAAAGACCCGTTCCTCGTCGTAGAACTGCCGCATCAGGTCGATGACCAGATAGCACTCCTTGGCAAACGCCCGGTACGCGCTCTTGAGCATATCCCGGGACAGTTTGCTGCCGGCCTCCTGCAGGGCCGCAATGGCCGAAGCCGCCGTCACGCCGCCCGAGGTTCCGCCCTGGCTGATGTCCCGGTTGCCGCTGATTTCCTTCAGCTCGTCCACCCGGCTGTTGCGGTAGGTGATGGAGCTGGACTGCAGCCCCGCGGTCTGAAGCTGATGAAAGGTGTCGTCGTTGAGCCGGCCGGTCACATGGATGATGTCCCGGCCAAAGTCGGCCAGCTCTTCTTCGTTGACCCCGGCGGAATCGCTGAGGACATACCGCTGTTTGGACGCCAGCAGGACGTTTTCGTCCATGGCCTGGTTCATCTTGTCGATGGAATTCTGGCAGTCCTTCATGATGTCGATGTACCCGAAGCCCGCCGGGCTGTCCTCCTCCTGAAACAGCACGTCAAAGACAAAGGGGTACTTGCCGTGGTCGTAGAAGCCTTTTTCGGCCAGACGGGGGTCGTTTTCGCTGGCATAGAGAACGATCCCGTTGCAGAACTTGCAGTAGTGGACCAGTTCCTTGCCGCCGGGGCCCGGCTTTTTGTAGTACCAGTCCACCACCACGCTCTTGTCGGTGGTGTCGATGCTGTCGTCGTGGATGTACCGGGCCGCATCGATGGTGCCGCCGGTGCGGCCCCGCAGCTGGGGCCAGCGGGCGGCCAGCTGGTCCGAATCCTCCAGGCTCAGGCTGAAAAAGTGGGGGCTGTCCTGGATGTCCATAATGCCCGGCTCCCAGTAGAGCATCAGCAGGTTCATGGACCGGATGGCGATTTCGCCCATGCCGCCCCGGGCGGTGGGGTCCCAGAAGATGCCCTTGACGCCGGTGCCCTGCTTGAGCTTGCGCCACCAGCTGTCCGAATAGACCTGTTCGTAGTCGGCCTGTTCCAGCACCACCGGCAGAATGCTGGACAGCATCCGGGCGGTGTTTTCGTCGTCGGCGGCCCGGGGCAGGACGTTGGGCTCGGGGTAGTTGTCCATGGCGTCGGCGTGCTTGCTGGCGATGGAGTTGAACAGCCACCCGCTGGAGGGCTGGGGCTTGCCCTCCATCATCCGGTTTTTGTACTGCTTCCAGTGGGCCATCCGGAACCACAGCTCGTTGTCGATGAGACGCCGGTCCAGCGCCGCCTTGCCGGCCTTGTACTTGTGCAGAATGCGTTCTGCCTCGGCGGCCTGTTCCGGCCCGATGGGCGGTGCGGCCTGGATCTGAATTTCCTGTTCGTGCATGGTTTCACCTCATATTCTGTAGAATGCTGTTTTCTTGCGGGGCCGCAGGTCCAGCGGGTCGTCGGGCGGAGGCGCCGGCGCAGGCCGCACCGGCGGGCTGATGGGGTTTTCCATCAGGACATACCGGCACTCGTCGTAGATGTGGTCCTCCTGACGGGAATCCACATCCTCCACGTTGCTCTCGTCGTACACCAGGGAGGGGATGGTGCGGATAAAGTGCTTGCAGGTGCTGAACACCTGGAACATGGGCCGCCCCTCCCCGTCGAAGGCCAGACGGTAGTGCATCTGCATCTTGCCGGCCAGACGGGTGTTGTCCGCCCCCGACCAGTGGATGCAGGCGGGGGGCCGCTCCATCATGGCGGCAATGCTCTCCCCCCGGCTCTCGTCGAAGATGGCCGGGTCGGCCACTCCGCGGATCACCCGACCCCGGAGAACCGGGTCGTTCTGTTCCGCCTCCCGGATGCGCCGGGCCTGTTCCACCGGGTCCAGCCGCAGACCCTCGTTGGGGCGGCCGGTGCAGCCGTACAGCTCCTTGATCCGGTAGATCCGGCCGTCCTCGTCCACCGCGTACCACCCCACCGAGAAGGGCCGTGAATACCCGAAGTCGTATCCCCGCCAGATCCGCCAGTGTTTGGGGATCTCGAAGGGTTCCACCACATGGGTCCATCGCTGGTCCCGGTAGTGTTCGGGGTCGTTGCGCCACTCGGTGAACACCTGACCCGAAAAGCTGTCCCAGCTGCCGTAGAGCAGCGCCTGCTTTTCGGCCTCCGGCAGGGCGGCCAGACTGGCCAGATACCCCGGGTCGTTGGCCAGCAGGGCGGGGTTGTCAAAGACGCTGGAAGGGATGAACACCCTGGCCCGGGTGAAGGTCCGGGTGGTGCCGTCGGGCATCCGCACCTGGTAGTCCTCCAAAATGGGGGTGCCAGCGGGGGCGGGGGTGATGAACCGCTCTTTGACCCAGCCGTGGCCCACCCCGCCGGGGTTGGTGGTGGCCCGCATATACACCCGGGTGCCGGGCCCGGTGGGACGGTTCCGGCTCATCATGTAGCTGTACTCCTCCCATTCAAAGTGGGTCAGCTCATCAAAGCCGATGAAGTCGAAGGCCTTGCCCTGGTAGTTGGTGCGGTCCTTGGTGTACTGCATGGACCCGAAGTAGATCTTGGCCCCGCTGGGGAAAATCCAGACGTGGGCGGTGGCATTGTACTGGGCGTCGGGAAAAGCCCGCCGGTAGTAGTTCATGCTCTTGTCCACCAGGTCGCTCAGCTGGGGGAAGGTCTTGCGCAAAATCAGAGCCCGGTAGTGGGGGATGTCCACCTGCCGCAGCGCCTCGATCACCAGCGCGTCGCTCTTTCCCCCGCCGGCCGCGCCCCCATAAAGGGCTTCCGGCTCGCTGCGCTCCATAAACGCCCGCTGCCGGGGCTGGGGCTGCCAGATAATGGGGGCCTGCCGGTTCATGTTGATTCCTCCTTTCCCGGCTCCACCGGCGGCAGCAGCACCACGCCGCACTCCGGCCCGCCGCTCTCGCCGCCCTGCTCGCTCAGGCTTCTGGCCACGGCCGCCAGGTCCTTGAGCACCGCTGTGATTTCCTTGAGGGCCTTCATGTCCCCCGGCCCGCCCTCCTGACGCCGCCGCTGGTCCAAAGCCCTTGCCTCCTGCACCAGCAGGCCGCTCAGCAAATCGGTGGTCCGCTGCAAGTCTGACAGGCTGCCGTTCTTTTTTCTCGCCAT